ACCCTCCTGTGCACACCTCCTCTGCACACTATATAAGATGTGCAGATGTGAAAAAAAGATATAAAAAAATAAATAGATGGCTTCGTGCAATTGGGTTTTCACACGCAACTTCTCTGGCGATACCCCTCTTCTCTCGTTCGACGAGAGAGTTCAATACGCCTGTTGGCAGCATGAGAAGGTTGCTCATGACCACCTTCAAGGAGTAATTCAGTTGAAGAAGAGAGCTCGTATGAACACAGTGAAGGCGTTGATAGGTGGAAATCCCCATGTAGAGATGATGAAGGCCAAGATAGAAGAAGCTTCAGCTTATGTTCAGAAAGAAGAATCAAGAGTTGCAGGTCCTTGGATCTACGGTGAGATGTTGAAGAAAGGAAGTAACAAAAGATCGTTGATGGAGAGATACAAGGAAGACCCAGAGTTAATGGAGCTTGAAGATCCCGGGAAGGCTAGACGTTGTAGAGCAAGAATCGACAAAGAAAAATTTGTTTCAGAGTTCAAGGTTGAAGACGATGAACAGGAATGGAAGAGTCTTCTTGAAGAAGATTTGAAGAAAGAAGCGTCCCCAAGAAGCATCATGTGGGTGTATGGCCCACATGGTGGAGAAGGAAAGACAACTAAAGCAAAAGAGTTAATAACGCGTGGCTTCTTCTACACGCGTGGAGGAAAGAAAGATGACGTGGCATATAGTTACATTGAAGACCCGACAAGACACGTGGTATTTGATATACCACGAGATATGCAAGAATATTGTAATTATAGTTTAATAGAAATGCTTAAGGATAGAATTATTATTAGTAATAAATATGAGCCAATTACAAATTGTCAGCTGGATAATATTCATGTCATCGTAATGGCCAATTTTTTACCAGATGTAACAAAGATAAGTAATGACAGAATAAAAATCATTTATTGTTGAATTTATGAAAATAACTTCGCGTAGCGATGTGTTAATGCGTTACAGCTGTCACTTTTGAATTTTAAGTTTCCCGCCTAGTACCTCTGCACAGGAGGGCCTAGTATT